ATGCTGAAAAACTTAATTACGAAATAAAAGATTTAATAGAAAGGTTATAATGGATAACGTGGCTAGAATGGAAGTACCAAATAGAATGAGAAGTAATACAGTGCGTATGGATATAGATGATAGAAGAGTAGTAGCTATAGTGGACTACACTATAAACTCTGGAGGAGTAACGCCTATGGCTATTTGGGTTAAGATAAAACCAAATGAAAGTACTCTGGATAGAGAGCTTAGAGCATCTGGTAAGGCAGTGTCTTTACTGTTGCAGTATGGATGTAGTCTTAAAGAGATAGCAGAAACTTTTACTAAAGACTCTATCATAGGTGCAGCTGTTGTGTACATACACAAACATATAGAAAGTATACTATCGGGTGAAGACTTAGAAGGTAAGGTTCCTAGATTAAGTACCGATCCGTATAAGATTAAGGAGTAATTATTTATTTAGTTTTGCTTTTTCTTTTTCTATATATTCAGGAGAGAACTCTAAAATCATACGATCAGGCTTCTCTCTTGAAAAAGCCTGTGCATACTGATCAAATTTTGAAACCTTATCGGAATACTTTTTTCCTTTTCCAGCAGCATATAGTGCTATTTCATCAAGGTATCTCTCATTAAATCTTAAATTAAATAACATCTCCGCCTCTTTTATTTTATTGGATGGTATTGTTTTTCCCTTATAGCCTAGCTCTTCTCTTACTTCATTAGCTACAGCAAATCCTACTTTATTATTATTCATATCCATGGTATTATCTTTAGCTTCAGCTTGATCTAATTTTCTGAAAAGACTATATATTGGAACTTCTCTTCCTTGAGCCATAATTTCACTTTGTAGTGTGCCATCTCGTAAGTTAGTAAATCCTGATATGTACCCATGCTGATACGCATCTCTAAGAGATCCACTTATATCATCACCTGCAATATTTTTAGGAAGATCTAAAGTTTTTCCTTTAAGTGTTGGTACAATTTCGTTATTAAATTTTCTTTTAATTAAAGCCTGTGTGTAAAGAGTACCAACTCCAGTTATTTGTGCAGCTGTCCCTGTTATATTAGGATTATCTGATAGATACACAACATCTTCTCTTTGTTCATCTGTCATAAAACCAGTAGATGTATCTTCCATAGATACAGTTGACGACAATTCAGGTGTAGGAGTTTTAGTTTTTTCCATAAGCCCATTAACTACATCGTTAGGAAGTATAGAAAATCTGCCATTTCCTGTAGGCACTAACATTTCTGGACCTTTTTCTCCTACTACTATAGGATTATTTATTTCTTTATCATCCATACCATCAGCCGCATACATAACAGGCCGTGCAGCTAGTGTAGGTTTTACCTCACCTTGTTGAACGGTACTTACATTTTCTATATCTCCAGTATCTTCAACTTCAGGTCTTTTTACAAGTCCTTCTTTTGCAGATGCTTGAGTTTGTTGCTGTTCTTTAGTCTTAACAGATATTCTTTCATCTTGTAATAAAGGTAAAGGCTTAAACAAATAGTCTTTAACTATCTCTCCTGTAACCAATGGGCCTTCTTTTACTTTTTCTGCTATAGGAGTTAGCTTATTATCTAACTCTCTTTGCGTCATAGTTTTTTTTGGTGCTAATGTGTCTGGCATTTTGTTCTCTAGTTAAGTAATGGATTATTTAATTGTATTTTTAGTTCTTCTAATTTAGCCTCAAGATAGTCTAATGCAGCACCATTAATTTTAATGTCTGCCTTTAGTCCTTCTATACTTTTATTAACTTCTGTAAGATCTACTGTTTGATTAACTGTAAATTTTTTGTTTTCTATAGCGTCTAGTCTTTGGTTAAACGTACCCCAGGTGTAAAACCCACCTCCAATTGTACATATTAAAGTTATGAGTAGCCCTACCTTTTGTAATTTTTCAATCATTGTCTTGCCTCCATTAATGCTTTTAATTTATAGTATGCTTTATCTGTTTTATCACGAGCTTTATTTACTTTTATACTATGTTGTGCAACAGGATCTATAGCTACTAGTGATACTTGATTATTATAAATAGTTTTATCATATCCTGCTAATACTATCTGTTTAAAAAAATCTTGATTACCTTTAGGTAACTGACGACTGTCAAACATAGCAGCATTAATAGTACCGTAGCTGGATATATCCACTTGATTAGATACCATAGCTCTATTTACTAATTCATTAACTACTAATAAAGTAGCTTCAACTTTTTCTATCTGGCTTTGTACTTTGTCATCAATATATTTTTCAACTGCAACTACATCAACAGATACTTCTGACTCTTCTTCTACAACCTCAACTATATCTTCTTCCACTGGTTCTTCAATAGGTTCTGGTCCTGATTCTTCAACATCTGCCTCGACAATTTCTTCTTGTTTTGGACTATCTGTTTCTTGAATTGGTTGCTCTGCAACAACTTCTTCGCTACTGGGTTGCTCTTCAATTGGTTCATCGTTTTGTTCCACCATTTCAATAGGATCGGCATCTGGTTCTGTAGTTGAAAGTTCATCATTTGTTGCTGTTTCCACAACAGGCTCAGTATCGTAGGCATCAATTAATTCTTCCGTTGTAATTTCTTCTTCAATCATAGATGTTTCCACTGGTGTAGATAATACTTCAACTGTATCTACATCAGGAATTATATCTACTGTTTCTATACTTAGTATTTCTATTTCAATTTGTGGTTCATCTACTTCTATAATCTCAGGCTCATATGTTATAATGGGTAAATCTATTTCAATTTCAGGTGTCTCTATATCCTGTATTATAACTATTAAATCATCTTCTATATTTACAATAGTTTCTGCTATATCTTCAACTGCTTGAGGACAAGTACTAGGAGTAAACTCCCAACAAAATTTAACAGTAGTGTTAGTGACTTCTGTTAGTGTGGTATAATCTAGTATTAAACTAGGATCGGTCACATCAACACCACTATGATATGAGTTCCAATTACCTGCTGATTGCTCTACATCAAAATCAAACCTAGCTGTTAATGTTCCGTGCGTGTATTCAGTATTAGGCGAAACAATAAGTGTATTACCATAGTTATTAAATTGATAATTAGCATTAGTCGTATCAGTCAGTAATAAAGTTTGTGTAGTTGTGTCCCCATTACCACTTACTGCTATTTGGCTCATAGTAACTGTTGATTGCCACTTATTCCACCATCTTATATCTGCAGTAAAATTACTAGTAAAGCCCTGTCTTAACTCATTTATAGTCATTAGGTCTACGCTGTTAATTGTAGTCTCAGCATACTTACCATCTTTACCTGTTAGATAAGTTGACTCATTTAAATCTGAACTGTCAGGAAACATAGTTCCATTCCAAGTGCCATCATTAAAAGTTTCTGATATTAAATTACTTGTCGTAGTTGTAGTGCCTGTACTATAAGTTGTGGTACAAGTTTGGTCTCCAATATTTGGAACATCTTGTAGACAAATAGTATCTGCTTTACTTATTGCCGAGTTTAATAGTGCCACCAGAATAATTAATAACCTGACCATCATCTATATCCTCTAATATTTCATTGTCTATTTGTTCTGTAATACGCAAAGTCTTAACATACTCTTCATAGTCTGGTCTTAGCTTACCATATTTTTCCCACTTAGCCTGGGCCTCAGTCCCTATAGATCCTAAATATGGACAGCTAGTTCCCGACATTGCCATTGCTGAAAACACTCTGCTATCTTGACACATAAGGGCTATACTAGCAACCTTCATGCCCATGTCATGTAGAGCCTTGGCTAGTTTAAGTCTTTCACAATTAAGATCTCTCTTAGTCATACCAAGACTAGCACCAAACGAAAAGGTTTGACCGCCAGGAGATATACCTACAGTACATAAGTCTTGTGACATACTAGATATTGCAGGGGCTGATGCACTAGGCACTACTCTAGAATCACCTTGATATGCATTAGTTGTATTATTTGTAGTAGTATTACTAGAACTGCCATCTTGAAAATTTGTAGTAGAAGTAGATGAGTAGCCTCCAGTGATTGCGGTATTGCTCCCACTAGAATTTACCTGATCATTAGTAGTTGAACCACTTGAGGTAACATCTGCCATTGCAGAATCCATTAATGCACCAAAGGCCCACAACATACAGACTGTAATTACTACAGCTATAGCTATACTTCTAATCATACTTCTTCTCCTATTTTATTTTATCACAATGCTTAACACCAGTTTTATCTGTTATCATTTCACATTGTTCTAGGGTACAAGTGTACTGCACTTGATTACCTGAATTTCTCTCTGCTAAACGCTTGGCAGCAAGGCACGTACTTAAGTTGTCCTGATGATACCAACCTTCTATATTTTTATTGCCGCCATCGTAGACGTACAAACTAAGTATAATAACTGTTTCAATGATTCCCATTCTTTCTCTCTTCTAGATCTATAAGTCTGTCTTCGTGAAACTGTATGATCATTTCATTTTTAAGTATCAGTGGAATTTCTTGTTCCATTTGTTCTTTTAATTTTTCTACATTACCTGATAAATATTCTACCAACATGTAAAGCTCTTGAATCTGTGGACTTACCATGTCGCCTTTGGGGACACCTTCTATAAATTGATTAGCTGATGTTATGTCTTTCTCCATCAACTGTAAGGTAGTCTCTATAGAGTTAAGTCTTTCAACAAGAGTAAAGTAACTCATAGTACCTATTGCAACTGCAGCCAATATAGCTAAAAGATTTCTAGCAGGTAATGATATCTGTGTTGAGTCTGATATCTTCACACTTCCTCTGCATATCTGTTTTCACAATAGAATTCAAAACTTTTTAATTGTTTAGGGTAGTCTATAACATGCTGCTTTAATAGTTCAATTTTATTCTCGTGAATAAATTCATGACAACTCCAATCATCTTGGAAAGACTTAAGTTTATATTCTCTTTCTACTAAGACATCAGTACCATGAAACATTAACATTACTGTAATTACCCAATACATTATTTTTTCTTCATAATGTCTGCTGTTTTAAGTCCATATATTGATGCAACAACACCGATAAAAATTGACTGATACCAAAAAGGTAGACTGCCAAACTTCTCAAAGAATAAATCTAACTTCATTTGTATATCAGGATCTCCTGAAAATACACTCCAAATTAATAGTAGCACAGGTGCTGATACTAATATAAGAACAAACTCATCTTTGTATCCTTGATCATTTGATTGTCTAATTTGTGCCTGATATTCTACTTCTCCCGTTGCCATCTTCTGTGCATGTAGAAGTTCTGCATCTGACATAAGTATCTTTGCCTTTTGTCTATTAGCAAATACAGATGCCCCTGTTTTTAATATTGTAGGTAGCATTGATAGTAGTGGTCCCATTATATATTATCCTCTTTCCAT